AGTTAGGAAATCGTAGTAAACTTCGACTACATAAGTTCCTGGAGTTACCGCATCACCTGCTCCACCAAAGGGATAGATGATCGTATTGTCCCCCGTCACTCTAATATTAGCGTCATCCGTGGTAAACGCCACTGAAGTTGGGACTGCTGTTCCATCCACCACCCGATTAATTACTATGCTGGGGTTTTGGATTCCGTAGTCTTGAATGATATTTCTTACGGATTCGGTTAGGTTCCTATTATCAACTGTAATTTCTGTAGTAATAACTAGATCTTGCATCGTAGCTTTAGTTCCTACATTAAGGTGCTTTGTAGATAAGCGGTTACTTGTGGTCAGAAGAAGTGGTTCTGTTAGAGTTATGAAGGTATCGTTGTATAACGTGAAGTTATTTATAAATACTTGATAGTCGGAAGTAGCAAAGAGCTTAACAGTCCACACATCAATATATTCAGTAACAGCAGACGCGCTGTTTTGAACTTCTTCACCCCTCTGGAAGGGGTAATTTAAATTAAATCCTCCTGACAAATCAACTTCTCCATCAAGAACGGCAACATAATCACCTGCGCTTACACGATAGATACCGCTCGCTTGGGTTCCTGGCTTGTATTCAGGAAAATATTCTGCACTCTCCAGGTTGTTTGAAGTTACCCTAGGCGCATTAAGCCCTGTCTGGCCTCCATCATGTCCGTTCCCATTAGAAGGGTCCCCTGAAATAGCAAAGTTCATGACAACTCCAGTAGGATCCATGGAGAGTCCCGTCTTAATTAGTTGGCTAGACGGATCTAAAACACTGCTCGGACTCGCGTTTGCAAGCCTCGCAAAGATTGTGCAAGCACTAACGTCGAAAGGATCGAAGTAAGCCCCATTGTTTAAAAACTGTGTACGAATGGCGACTTTAGACCCTACACTAGGTCTGCCATACCTGTCTACTAGATTAGTTCCGTTTAATTGCATCGTTTTCTCTCTCTACATCCTCCTTTAGGAGTTGAAGGAATATTGTTCTCTCTGTGCGGGTCATTTCCCTCACATCACTGTATGTGAAGTTAGCCCTCTTTACCAATATATAGGCTTCTAGAAGAAGATTATCTAAATCAATTACATCTTCTAGTTCACATCGAAAAAATTTGCATCTATTGGCAGGTCAACGACCGATACCCCTCCGCAGGATCCACACTGAAATTTAATCATTGTGTCTAATCCAAAATCAGTTTTTAGAGAATTAAGAATAAAGCGAACATCCCTCAGGGGAAGCTTGTCTACCACAGCAGAGATAACAGACTTATCGGTGTGACCATCAATATCCACCACAAATCGCCATAATTGATCGAGTGCGTTGGCTGCGTTGCCAATGTACTTTTCGTCTTTTACCCGAGGCAATCTAATATGCGCCGTTTTGTTGAGACCCTCTAAGTGTATCTCAATAGGGTCTGAAAAATCATCGGGAACAGGATTAACATTTAAAGTAGAAAGCTTAACTGTAGTAGGATTCTCAGCTTTACAGTGCTGACAGATAAGAAGCGTATTGTACTCGTCACCATAAGAAAGCTCTCTAAGCTTCATGATGAGATAGAGCTTATCCATCGGAAGAAGGTCTGGAACTTTGATATTGCTCACGCATCGCTGAAGAATAAGATTAATAGGATCATCATCCGTTTTGGCACTTACTAGATGTTTCTCATCTTCAAAGGTCATTGGCCTCAAAGTGATGGGCATATCTTTATCCTCTAAAGTGTAGAGTTTGTTCTCTGAAGGTAACTCTACCTCAATTGCTGCATCTGAGGGCAACTCTTTTAATAACTCATCAACAATTTCTTGTTTTGCCGCTGTAACTGCGGGACTTTGCTCTAACATAATGTTCTCCTAGGGTTTTAGCCTAAACTATAATAGTGTGTGAAAATATTCGTAAACACTCTAAATGCTCGCATTGAGACCGATAATCCAAAACTATTAAAAGCTCTTTATGAATTGTATTCTTTTAAGGTTCCTGGCGCGGAGTACTCAACTGCATACAAGCGCAAGCACTGGGATGGCAAACAACACTTCTTATCTAGGTCAGGAGTGTTCAGAAGTGGATTATTAGACAGTGTATTGAAAAACTTGGCTAAAATTGAATGCGACCCAGAAGTGATTTATGAAACCTCTACAAGCATAAAACCTAAATCTTGGGATATGGAGGGATTTACCTACTATGACTACCAAAAAGAGCTAATTGAGGTTGCTCTAGAAAAACAGAGAGGAATCGTAAAATCGCCTACAGGGTCAGGAAAAACGCTAATTATGGCTGGATTGGTGAAAGCTCTTGCTGGAAGGAAGATGGTGCTACTTTTCAATGCAAAACAGCTTTTGACACAAAGCTATGATTTCCTCACTAAAACTTGTGGAATGGACAATATTGGCCTTTGCTACGGTGAAGGTTACATTTATGGAGATATCATGCTTTGTACCGTTCAAAGCATTGAAAAGATCCTCGACACTCACTTGGAGGAAGTGGAAGTTTTAATGGTGGATGAGTGCCATGAGTTCGCCAATGGGAAGATTACACTGCCAACCATCAGGAGCTTCCCTAACGCCCTGTATCGCGTTGGATTCACCGCAACGCCTCCGAACGACCCGATACCCCGAAACAACCTTGAGGGGGCTCTAGGAGCCGTGTGGGAGGTCGTGAACACTTCAGCCCTCGTAGACTCAGGAAAACTAACCAAACCACTCATTCAACTAATAGATAGAACGTATGATGCCAGCGGTTTAGATGAAGACATGTCTTACTTGGATGTGTATGAAGAATACATTGTTAATAACGATGAAAGAAATAATAAAATAAAGGAGATAGCGGATGACATCAGAAACAAAAACAAGAATGCTCGTATACTTATACTTACCCGTAGCCTTGACCACGGAAGAACCTTGGAAGACATACTTGGAGGCCAGTGCCAGTTCTTGGAAGGGGATGATTCCATCGGAGAAAGGTATAAAGCTATATCTAGATTCAGAGGATGTCGAGGACCTAGCATCCTCATTGGTACTAAAATCCTCCAAACAGGGATTAACATTGAAGAAATCACCCACTTCATAAATGCCAGAGGAATGAAGTCCGAGATCGCCACATTACAAGCTTTAGGTCGAGCATTAAGAAGGCACGACTCTAAGCAAGAAGTATATGTGTATGATTTTATGGATAAAGAAAAATATTTAGAAGATCATTCGAGAGCACGAAAACGTCACTATGAAAAAGAAGGCCACAAGGTGATCGTGATATGATAAAAGTTATTGATGATTTCTATAAACAAACGGATGTTCTCGATGACCTCTATCGCCATTTTTATTATGCAGGTCAATGGCAGTTTGATTTTTTCCCTCATAGTTATGTGTGGAAAGAAAAACAATCTAGCGACCTGGAGTCCAAGATCTGTCAATTAATACGCAGACTTTGTGTAAAAGAGCCCAGCTTTTCAGGAAAGGGATATGAAGTGTGGGCAAACGTACTAGACAAGGACAATGACCACCTACATCACCATGTTGACTGCGAAGAAGCAGTAAAAGACGAGCTTGTACCTGCCAAAATGACTGCTACGATATACCTCGGGTCAGAAGATGATCTAGAAGGTGGAGAGTTAGTCTTAGATACTCAAGAATATGTCCCCTCCACAGAGTTTTATAGTAACATTTATAGTTTAGTGGACGAGGTTAAACAAAACAAACTAAATAACTGGATTACAATTCCTTACAAGTATAATAGGATTGTCCTATTTGATGGAAATTATCCACATGCGGTTCTTCCTATTAAGAATATTAAACAAGGAAATTCAAGAATCACTCTCACGATAAGTTCGTGGGATAAAAAAATAAAGGTAGTAAGATGAAGACTAGAGAAACAATAAAGAAAGAAGCATCCAAGATCTCCGAACAAGACATCAAGACATTACAGGCAACAGTCGAAGAGATCAATATGATTTTACATCAAAAAACCATCAACGAAGATCTCCTCACAAAGCTAACCAATATACTAACAACCATTAGCTCACTAAGAGATAATTACATCTGGCGAATGCTGAGAGCCGCAAAGCAAAACCACATGCTCGATTAATTGTTTACGCCAGGAATCTCGATATCAGGGTTCTGTAGCTTTAGCTTTAGGCCCCAGTTCTCCATGTCGCGCTTGGTCCACTGTTCTTCTAAGCTTGCTTCAAGTAAATCGAGCTTGTTGTGTATCAAACTTAACTGACTGCTAATCCAGACTACACCACCGCAAAGTGCAATCACCATACCCAGCGGCATTAACGTATCTTTTGAAATCATCATTTTTTTATCTTGTGTAGTCATCACTTTAGTCTCTTGACAGACATGGTTGAGCCAGTAATGGCTTTTACTGCGTTTGCCGCAGTCGCATCATAAGTGATTGTAATGTAATCACTTGCTGCTGCGGTAAATACTGCTCGAATGGTGTGTTCCAAAGGGTCAACAGTTGCATGGACTCTAGGCTGCCCCACCAAGACATCCGATCCATTTTTCTTAATAGCCATGTCAACCAGGGTTGATCCTCCTTCAAGAATAACAACTCCCAGTACTTCATAGATTCCAGCCGCGCTTAGGTCAAAATGCTTGGCAGTATTGTTCCAGCTAATGTGGTTGGTGTTGGATACAATATCAGTGACAGTCGCTCCTGCTCCTAAATTAGTTTCATCTACAGTGCTTGTACCATCACTGTCTAGCTGCATGTAACCAAAAGGATTGGGAATAGGGCAAGTGCTGGCAACCAAGGTTGTAGTCGCTGAAACTGATGTAGCAGATACTGTATTTGCGGTAATGTGAGCCGTTCCTACACCTACAGAACCTATTGCGCTTAAGCCCCCATTAATGACTGCTCCATTACTATGTGTTTCTATTTTTTTAGAGTTATCGTAATATAGCCAAACGGCAGCGTTCTCGTTAAATCTAGCAAAATCTTCACCTGTATTTGATTTTAGATGAACATCATCTTCTGCCTGAAGTGTGATCGTCCCATCTTCTGCTCGAATTAAATTTTCATAAGTAGCACCGTCTTGTCTTCTCAGGTAAAATGCTTTGCCGCCATCGTTGCTGCTTACACCTTCTGGACCCGACACACTAATCCCACTTAAAGCACTAAATGTGCCCTCAAATCTTACTAAAGAATTAGGATGTCCACTTAAATTATTAGCAAAATGAATATTTCTAGCGACAATAGTTTGGCTTCCAGTCCCAAAATCAACTTCTGTAGCCTCAGGGTCTAAAGATACAACACCATCTACCTGAGAGAATCCTGTAATTGCAGAAACACTCCCTAGAACGCTACTAGCTACGACATCGGAAGAAGTAAATTGAGCAAAGTTTGTAACATTTCCTGCTTCATCCGTTTCCACATACAACGGTAACTGCTCGGCCATTAGGATCCTCCGTTAAACTTACAATAATCTGTGATGCTAGAGGCAAATGTTGTGTCATCATCAATAGTTCCAATTATTTGCATGTTTACTATTCCCTTGACCGTAGCATTTGAGTTTACTGCGGCCATTAGATTTGCAACTCCACCAGTTCGTGTAATGGTAACTAAGATGGTTCCTTTGGGGTTAATAAGTCTAAAAGAAAACCTTCCACTACTAACCTTGTAAAGTAATACTTTCCAAAGATTTCCTCTCGCTCCTGAAGCTAGACTATTACCTCTTAATCGAAAAACAACATAGTTAGTCCTATCCTCGTACATAACGCAGGTCGCATTTGTTGATCTCGACAGTCCTTGACCGCCTCCCCTATACCGTAAAGAAGTAGTTACAGATCTAGGCCCTAGCTTTGCAAACTTTACCATTAATCTCCTATAGGTCGCTCATTATCTCTCAGGATGTTACCTGATTGAATCTGTCCGTAGGTAATAAAAAAGTTAGTAGCACCAGCCTCACTTAACTGCAAAGTAATTCCATTTGCTCTATCTTTATCATGAAGTAAAAACTCTACTACACCTTTATTAACACTAGCGTACCCTCCGACTATTCCACTTGCATCATGACCCAAGGAAAGAGCAGCGGTTTTAGCACCCGTTACAGGTGTAGTTATACCCGCTGGGGAAATTGCCGCTCTATAATAAGCATCAGGATTCTCCCCCGAGGCTTCAACAGAAATGAAGTTGCACTGAAGCGCAGCCCCTGAGGTATCTTTTAAAGAAACTCCAGACGCTGTAGCATCAGCAATTTGAAGCACCATTGAATATGGTCTAAATTGTGTTTCCATTAGTTTTCCTCCTTATCATCTTTTCCAATCTCAGCAGCAATGTCAGCGACCATACTTTCTAAATCCGAAAGGTCGTTAACCATTTTATCCTGTGATTGTGTCTTTGGCATTTCAGGCTCATCTTGCGGAGGAACTTCTTGCTCCTCGGGGGCCTCTTCTGGTAACGCTGGCTCGGCTTCTGATGCTTTCATCTCTGCCTGATCGACATTCTCATCACTTGAGTACTCTTCATCTTTGTCAGCGTTAGGGTTGTCACCTGTTTGCTTTTGAAGTGAAGTAATTACGTCTTGAGCATCTCCAAGATTCTTAGCAACTCTTTTGAAATCAATCTTCTTTTCTTTGGGAGAAGCAGTAGCCTCGCTTAGAAGATCATCAAATCCCGACTGACTGAAAGCTTCGAATAGGAAACTATTGACATCAATGGTTTCTACACCTGCTTTACCCTTCATAAAGACTGCCATTTCTGAAAGAACCTGCTTGAGAACACTCCCTTTAGGAGCAAGGCGAGATAGAGACTCAAAAATGACTACTTGAGTATTAGCCAAACTCTTAAAAGACGCTGGCTCCTGAAGGTTTTGAATATTCACTCCATACTTCTCGTTGATGCTTTCAATAAACATCTCTTTCACTTCTTTCTTATATTCAAAAATCTTAGAAGCAAAGCCTTGGATATCTTTTTCTGAAACACCAACACCGTCTACCTGAGAGAGGCAGTTACTAAAAGTTTTGTGCAAGCTCTTCTTGGAGGCTAAAGACAGGTAAGGGACCTCTTTTAAAGCTTCAGACAATGCTCCGACAATCTTTTCATCACTTTCAAAGATCATGCTAGAGAGCTTTCTGATGGCCCCATTGTCGGCCCAAATCATGTCGAAGTTCTTTTTAGATTCGACCAACTCTTTCTTGACTAGCTCCTGTCGGCAAATCATCTCGTAAATAGAGGGGGTGACTCCATCCTTAAGTGTGTATGATTTGTTTTCTTCGAGATCCTCGTAAGAAAGATAAGGGAAATCAAAGGCTTGAGATACTGAGTTAGAGAGGTTGACAGCGTTTTTAATCTCAGGAACGCTAGAAATTTTCTCGCTATTCTCCGATAAAAAATCCGTTAACTGAGGGCTAATCTCAACAAGCTTTTGAAACTCTGCGGACTCTAGGATATTTTCAAGACCCTCTAAACGAGTGGTCTTCTCATAAAGTCTTCTTTGTACTGAGCCAAGCTTAAGCCTGTTTTCCCACAATGAGAGGATATCATCGAAGGAGTTGTCAGCACTTGAGTACTCCCCATAGTGAATCCCTTCAACAAAAGAGTGGATTTTTTCATTCACAAAGCTATCGTACTCTTGACCGTCTTCGAAGATAGAGGAGTCTTGAACTTTGATTTTATTAATCTTAACATCTTCGTCAATTTTAAAATCACCGCTAATTACCTTGTTGCTTTCTGACAAGTAGGTAACTTGAGAGTTGTTACTATCAATAGAAAATAATGTAACATTTTCCCGTAGAGATCTTGACAAGCAATCTCCCAGCTTAACTAATAATGAGATAGTTTTATCTCTTTCCTCAAATAATTTTGAAAACATTGTGAATCTCCAGTTTTGCACTCATAAGTTATATATGTAAGTATTTAAGAATACCTTACGCTTTTTGTTGTTGTTTTTCGATTATTCTAGAAATAACTTCTTTTTTATCATCCTCTAGAACTAATTCTCTTAAAGTCTCCAAACTAGAAACCTTTTCTTCATTCGCTGTAGGAGGAACATTCTCCAAGCCTTCTTGTCCCCCTGCTTCCTCAGGAGTTGGCCCAGCCATCGGGGCTCCCCCTCCAGGGGCAGGTGCTTGCCCTGTTAGCATTGCCTGTTCTTGCTGTTGCTCCATCTCTTCAGCCTGTTGTTCTTCCATTTCTGACTTCATAACAGTAATCTCTTCAGGTGTCATATCATAGTACTCTCTGTAGATCTCGTCTTTAGAGAAAAGTGCTAATTGTTGCACTGCGGCAATAACTCTGGTTTTTTGTTCATCAAGATCAAGCTTTCTCTTTGCTGACATGTCTGAAGGCTCAGGCAATTTAATTCTTACTTTTTTAATTAAAGCAGCAGGAAACCCTCTTAGCTGAAGATGTCTTTTTGCCATATTCTCTAAACCTGTTTCAATATCTACCTGAACTCTTTGGATAGTTCTAGCAAACTTAACGTCAAGCTGGGAAAGGTTAGCCTTTCTCTCAGGCGAGGAGTCTTTTTCTACAATATAGTCTTTTGGAACTTTGAGAGCAGCAAGAAGCTTATCCCTGTAGTACCTAACATCTTCAATCTCACCAAGGTTCGTTGCTCCAGGAAGTGTATCAATCTTAGTTCCTCTACCGTTCTTAGACGGAACAAAGAAGTCCTCATCCATTGACATGGGATTGAACCTAGAGTCTACAGTGTTTTTGGGAGTGTTGTAGTACTTTTCTTTCTTGAATTTTTGCTTCAAACGCTCGATGTACATCTCAGCTTTACTCGTAGGCAAGTTTCCTGTATCAACATAAAAGATTCTACGCTCAGGGGCTCTAGAGAGACGATAGATCATCATAGCATCTTCCATCATCTTTAAAGATCTAAAGACCCTCATGCATAGAGCAGCAATTGATTTACCATAAGGGTAGAACACGGGATCCGACGTATGAAGACGATAGTGAACGATCTGATTTTTATCTAGTTCGATATACTTAACAGGACGGTCAGTCGCATCCCCACCAACCTCAGAGTATTGCATGGACTCTAAGTTGGGAATCTCTTGCAAGAACTTCTTCAAATATCCAAACTCATTCTCGACTCTAATGATCCAATTAGGGTTAAGAATTTTAATTTTCTTAATACCCTCTTCTGGCTTGTTAACGTCCAAGACTAATTCACAGAAGCAATCTCCATACTTGACAGTATTTCTGATAATATCCCATAAGAACTTAGTCATGCGTGTCTGCTCAAAAAGAGCTTCTACCTCGTCAACAACCATTTTACTTTCTGATTGAATGGTCCACCTTTCGGCTCTAGCGCCTTTTTGAGTAGCATCGTCAGCGTAGATATCAAACGCTGCGCCAACTTCAGGATACTCATCCATCTCTTCGTATTCTTTATAGCGCCTTCTTCTATTAAGTTCTAGTTGAGGAAGAATTGGATTTCTGGAGATCCCTCCCATAGCGGGAGCATCATCAATTTTATCATCCTTTACAACCTCAGTGGATATGACCGTATCACCTGCTACAGGGTGAACCTTTCCCTGGTCCATAGCTTTTACTGCATCGTACTGCGCTTTGTTAGCAAAAAACTTGGCAAAGAAGCGACCAACGGGACCTGTGGGCGTATAGTAGGAACCTGCTCTTCCCTGGCTTCCACCAAAAGTAGTATAACCGCTTTCGGTAAGCTCTTCTTCGTTTTCGTTTATTTCATTATCCATCGGTAATCCTCTTCACTCATTGCTCCAAATGAGGTTTTTAGTTTAGGCTTATAATGCTTGGAGGGCATCGCAGGAGCTTCCATTTTGTCTATATC